TATGTCTTTGCATTTCCAATGAAGACACCAGAGAATGCAGTATTTCGCAAGGACATGACTGCGATTGAGCAGCTTGAACTTTGGCTTGAGTATCAGAGACATTTCTGCGAGCATAAGCCATCTGTCACCATCTCGGTCAAGGAAGATGAGTGGATGGAAGTTGGTGCATGGGTATATGAGCATTTCGATGAGATGTCTGGCGTATCGTTCTTGCCATTTTCTGATGCGTCTTATAAGCAAATGCCATATCAGGATTGCACGAAAGAGCAGTATGAGGCAATGGTAGAAAGAATGCCTAAGAATGTTGATTGGTCAAAGCTGTCAGATTATGAAAAGCGTGATACAACGACTGGTACACAGGAGATGGCCTGCACTGCAGGGGGATGCGAGGTCATATGACAGAGAGGACTCTAATGTGTGTATCGTGTGACTCTGAATACACGATAGAGTATGATGAAGACGCAGTAATGGGCAAGGATTGTTATTGCCCATTCTGCGGATTTGAAATGGATGTCGTTGAAGAAAATTTTGAGGATTCTTGGGAAAAAGACGACGATTGATAGATTTATTTTGAATTATTTTTTTGTAGTGAATAATCTTCCTTTAGACCATTCACTACCTGGAGAAATTTCGCTTCTCGTATTTATTATGCCGTTATTCCACCAAAATTTATTTTTTTGGGATAAACTCATCTTAAATTTAGCATCGTGAGAATGATTTTTGCCCTTCATATGAGATTTTCTTCCCTTTAAAGAAGCACTCAATTTTGCTTTAGTTTTTAATGAAAGTTTTTTTCCATAATTTGGATTCTTTTCTCCTTTCATGGCTTCGCTCATATTGGCTTTAGTTCTTGAAGATTTTTTTATTCCTTTTAATGGTGACGGTTTTCCTTTATTTGATGGCGATTTGCCGAACATGGGATTGTTTTTACCCAACATTCTATTTCTTCTTTCTATTCTATTGTCTTTAGATAAATTACCAGAACCATCGCCACCATCTGTCATGTTGCGAAGAATACCTGTACCAAGATCTTTGCGACCATACCAGCGAATATAACGTCGCTCTAATGCACAAGCACCAACATTAGATAGATTTGTTTCTAAAAACAATATTCTAGATTTGTCTTTAGGAACTGGTATTTTTCCATGATTTTTATACGCCCGCTTATCTCTGCCTTTACCAATATAGTAAGGTGTTCCATCAAAGCGTATATAAGCATATACATAGTAAATAGATAGATTAGACATAGCTGATAGCCCCACAATAGCTGTTAGAGTGGTTGGAGATGCCAGTCTCGCGAACCACATTCTATTTATGAAATATTTGAAGAGGAAGATGATTCCTGGAGTGATGAGGAAGAATAAATAGTACATAAACTCACCCAGAGAGAGAGATACCATGGACGATAATACATCAATTCAATTCAGACTTCGTTTGGCGCAGATCAACGGAATCAAGATGAATGAAGCCAAAGGTCATGTATCGACAGAAATCGACTACGTCGGCGATGCATCTGATAGAGCAGAAGACGCAAAAACTCATGGTGTAAAGATAACACCATCGCGCAATGCGGTTCAAGGTTCAGATCATAGAGTAAGTGGTCCAAGAAAAAATGTAGGAAACTTTCTAATTCATCATTATGGCGATAAAGCTGAAGCCAAAGAGAATCATCCTAAGGTATTCGAGGGAATGAATGAGGAGAAGATTGACGAAGACTTTGAGGTAGGTAGAAAGGTGAATGTCACCAATCCAAAAGCAACACCTAGATATGAAATTACTGGAAAAGATGATACACATTATCATTTGAAGGGGCCTAACGACAAAACTATGAAGTTGCCGAAAGAGCGCATTCACAGAGTAAATAAAGTGAATGAAGAGCAGATTGATGAAGTAAAAAGATCTGCTGATTATTTGCACTCGACGGCAACAGAAGATCAGAGAGCGCCAACGTTGAAGACGTATCATACTGCCATGGCAAAATATTCAAATCTACCGCCTCGTGCAGCACACATAAAGGCGCTAAATGATACTATCGACAAACACGGTGTGAAAAATGCAAATCAGCATGTAACAAAGCATTTTTACTCACAAATGCAAAAACATTTGAGTGACGAAGACTAATAAAATCCATACTATATAATGTATGGAATATGAAAATCATTGGATCTATAACGGATCACCTTTTACTTCAGAAATGATTGATGCCCACATTGGCTTTGTGTACAAAATCACAAATACCAATGATGGTCGCTTTTATATTGGCAAAAAACTCTTTACCCGTGCTGGACGAAAGAAAGTCAAGGGCAAGACAAAGAAGATTCGTGTGGAATCAGATTGGATGAAATACTACTCATCATCAGATGAATTGAATGAAGATGTACAGAAACTAGGTAAGAATGTGTTTCGCCGTGAGATACTCAGACTATGCAAATCAAAGAGTGAATGCACATACTACGAAGCAAAGTATCAATTTGAGTTGTCCGTGTTGCTTGTGAATACATATAACAAATGGATTCAATGCAAGATCAGAAGAAATGCACAATTGAGGACTAAACATGAATAAATTTTTGCAATCTTCAGTATTTTGTAGTAGACCCTTCACTTCTTTATATATTGCAACTGACGGCACTTTTAGATTTTGCTGTGTAGAAACGCATAATTCTTTAGAAAGCATATCTTTAAAAAACAATATAACAAACACTGATCTGTGTGAACTTTGGAATTCTTCAACCTATCAAAATTTTAGATCTAAATTTCTAAATGATATTCAACCAGATGCATGTCAAAATTGTTTCAAATTGACACAAAAGTCGTGTGATGGGAAACATTATCAATCAAATGGTGCAAGAAGGTTTTTTGATTCGCAATTGGGCATAAACTTTCAAAATTATAATCCCGCAATGGATTTGAGTTCAATAACTTTTATTGAATTGTGGTTTTCAAACAAATGTAATTTGAAATGTAGAATGTGTAATCCAAAACACACAAATCAATTGGTTGATGATTGGAATGATATTTTTCAATCAAACAAAGGTATGCAAGAATTACATTCTTTTTTGAGCGATCAAGAAAAAGAGCAACTAAAAAAAAGAAGTTGGGACGATGATGAAAAATCTTGGATAAATTTGTCGAATTTCGTAAAAAAAATATATGACAATAATCCCGATCAAATTATTACCTTTGTCTTATCTGGCGGTGAACCCATGATATGTGAGGGTATGTATAAATTTTTTAATTTTGTGATTGAACATGGTATTTCGAAGAATATCATATTGAGATATAATACAAATCTTACGGTTCTTCCAAACAAAATGTTGGAATATTGGAAATATTTTAAAGTGATAAATTTATCAATTAGCCTAGATGGTTATGACCATGTAAATGACTATATAAGATATCCTTCTAAGTGGAACAAAATAGTTTCAAATATAGATTATGCTAATGAATTATCCAATGAAATCAATATTCAAGCCCGAATTAGACCAACAGTACAAGCATATAATATATTATCCATAACGGAATTATATGAATGGATGTTGAATAAATCTTTTAATAATTATCCATTAAATGGAAAAAAGTATAATCATATTATATTTTCTAGATTAAATGATCCACTTACAAGTCCTGAAATATTTGATATACAAGTTTTGCCTAAAAAATTAAAAGATATATCAACTAAAAGATTATTATCTTTTCTAGAAAAAAACAAAAATAACAATCATGTGATAGATACAAACATTTATGAAAGCGGTATAAATTTGATAAAATATCTTTATTCAAAAGACAAAACTCATTTATTTGCAAAATTTATAGAAACTACAAAATATTTTGATAAAAAAAGAAATCAAAATATTTTAAATATTATGCCAGAACTTAAAGAACTGTATTGATTCGAACTTGTTGTGTGATTAAATCATGAATAAAGACATACACGGATATTATGTAGTAAACAATCAAAAATTTCATTCTAAAGTTCAAGCACTAATTTGTGCATCTGAACTACTCAATAGAATAAACCAAAAAATTAGTGAATCAAGTTTCAAGATAGAAGATCCTAAAATTTTGATAAAATGGAATTTTAATGATGAGGTTTTTCAAGCGTATAATTGGAAAATTGAACCAGAAGAAGATCTAGATACTCTCTATCACAGAAGAGCACTACAACTTAGACAAAAATATGATCATATTATTGTTTATTATAGTGGTGGTTCTGATAGTCATAATATGATAATGTCTTTTTTAAATCAAAATCTATTCATAGACGAGATCATTGTTCATCATGTAAATTCTGGAATAAAAATTCTTGAAAATTTAGAAATGAGTAATGTTGATGCAAGAATACAACCTTTAACTGAGACAAAACTACAATTATTTCCCAGATTAAAAGAAATATCAAGTTTATCTCCAAAAACAAAGATAAAGATATTTGATACGACCAATCACACGATTGAAAACTTTTCAAACAAGCAAGACGGAAGCTGGGTATTGAACGTTAGAGAAGAATTGAATCCCATAGATTCCGCAAAATATAATTTTGTTTCTTTTGATGAATACAAAACAATTGTTGAAAAGAATGAAAAAATAGGAATACTGGTTGGCCTTGATAAGCCAAGACTAAGGATTAGAAATAAAAAAATACATTTGTGTTTTACAGATAGAATCTACAACATGAATTTATTTTATCCTGAAATAGAAAAATACTCAAACGCTCAAATTGAATTTTTTTATTCTAGTCCTGATGCATGTGATTTGATTTGTAAACAATCACATGCATTAAAAAAATGGGTTTTGTCTTCTAAACAAAATATATTGTCATTAACTGAAGATTATGACCCAAATTTCTTTGAAAAAACAAAAGAGAAAATATTAACATTAAATAGACTCTCCAGACTCTTTTTTGAAGAAAACGCAAGACTTTTATTGTATTCAAATACTTGGAAAAAAGATTGGTTTCAAGCAAAGAAATCAACTCTAAATTGGAATTCGGAAGCGGATCTTTGGTTTCATAATCGCTTCGATGCAAATTCTTTGCATGGATCTTGTTGGAGAAATTCGATCAGATACATAAGAGAAAGAATTAATGAACAGTTTTTGGTAAAGTTTGATGATACAACAGGATATGATGGTTTTTGTGAGTATTCAAAATATTATGAAATAGGAAATATTTAATGATCGATAAAGATAATCCGTACTATTATTACTATAGTAAAAACAACACGACATATTTAAGTAAATTTGATGTGCTTAAGTCTGAACCGGATGTGTTTTCAAAAACAAGAATATTTTTTCATATTCCAAATATTGAAAAATCGTTTAGTGAAATGAATTTATATGAAGAGCCGATTGAAGATTTACAAAAACTTTATTTGGATAGAGCAATTCAAATAAGAAATAACTATGATTACGTTGTGTTGTTTTATAGTGGCGGTGCTGACAGTCATTCTGTACTAGAAACTTTTATGTTAAATAATATTTTTTTAGATGAAATTGTAATATATGATATGTTTGATACTGCAACAAAAAAGCAAATAGAAATTGAAGATAGTGAAAAATTTTCATATTTGAATGTTGAAGGTCGCGGTCATGAAATTGAAAAATCAGCAATACCTTTGGCAAAGTATTTTGTTGAGAATTTTTCACCACGCACTAAAATAACTTATTTCCCTAAAATCCAAGAAGAGCATCTTCGTTTTTGGAACAATTTGAGTAAAAATAGTTTTCATGAGAATCTAGATTCAAACGTTACAGAGTTGATTTTAAATAGACCTGTTTTTCGTATTAGAGACACAAATGTCTTCAATCCAGATTGGAAAAAACTAAAACAAAATAAAAAAGTTGTTCATCTCTGGGGAAGAGAAAAACCAGCAATTCGTTATGATGATCAGGGGTTTTATTTTTTCTTCAACGATGCTTTATTTCACTCCACATTTGATAACAAATATGATCTAACAACAGACGGTCTACCAACATATCATGAATATTTTCATATACATCCAAGTTCCGCAAAATTGTTTTTAAAACAAGCACACATGTTGGTTAATAAATTACCGAAAAGTTTTTTTTATGAAGATAAAAAAAAGATATTAGATACAAGATATTACCAAGATAAAATTTCTGATATCATTTACAATTTTAAAGTAAAATTACCATATCAAGGATTAAAATCTGATGATCTATTTTTTGACTATAAAAATAATCCAAACAATTATCCAAATTTTAAAAAAATTGTTGAACACGCAGGGATAAGAGCAATACAATCATGGCCAAGCATTATGAAATTTTTTATTGACAATAAGAACTTGACTGCAATTGAAAATTATGATAACTTTAAAAAAATTATCTATGATAATTTTTTCATACAGACAAAAAAAAATAGTTTTAATGTTTTTAATGATTTAACAACTTTGTGCATAACTAACAAATTTTATTTTAAAAAATGCTAGAAATTATATTTTCCCTATTATTGGGTATTTTTGTCGGAATACTTGTTGGATTAGCGCCTGGTGTTGGAATAACAACTTCAGTCGTTTTCATGTATGGTTTTCTCATAGATCAGAGTTTATTGTTCAATATAATTTTTTATTCTACTCTTTTGAGCACAACACAATATTTTGGTAGTATCCCCACTTTGATATTAGGTGTTCCGGGAGAAACAACTGGACTACCATTGATGAAATTGAGAGAACAAATAATAAACGAAAACAAGTTGGAAGATGTATTATTTGGAACATCAATAGGAAGTTTTTTTGCCGCCATCTTTTCTTGTATTCTATGTTGGTATATAATTGTAAATTTTTCAAATGTACTATTCTATCTAAAAACTTATATGGTTTTGATATTTTCAGCTATAGGTTTTATACTATCAATTGTTTTTAGTGACAACAAATTATACCAGTCTTTTTTATTTTTTGTATTTGGCTGGTTGTGTTCAAAAATAGGATTTAATATACAAACAAGAGAAGAGTTCTTGACTTTTAATAACATTTATTTATTTGGCGGATTGCCAACAATATCAGTCATTTTTGGCATCTATGGAATACCAAAAATAATAGATTTTTTTAGCATCAATAAGATTGTTTTTAAGTATGATAATAATGTAAATTCTAGAAAAAAAATAATATGGGAAAATAAATTTGTAATTTTTAGATCTTCAATTATTGGATTTTTTTCCGGATTGATACCTTTTTGCGGAAATTACATGAGTAGTTTCATAGCATTTTTTATACAAAAAAAGATCGACTCTAAAAATTTTGTGGCTCAGGCAATAAGTTCTGAAACAGCAAACAATTCGGGATACATAGCCGTTCTTTTTCCTTTGTTGGCAGTAGGAGTTGCGATGACACCAACTGAATATATTTTTTTGGATATTCTTGAGAAAGGAAACATATCAATAAGCAAAAGCAATGTGAACGAGATACTGTTTACGATTTTTATAACCTTAATGGTTGCAAATATAGTCTGCTTGTTTTTTTCTTGGAAAACAATCAAATTTATCATGTCTTTCTATCAAAAAATTCATCTACTTGTTCCACTGTTTTTTATTGCTTTTGGTATTTTTACCATATATAATGCTGGTGAAAAATACTCACAAGAGATCTATTATTTGATAACTTTTTGTATTTTTTCATTAATTGGTTTCGTGTTTAGAAGAAAAGACATGATACCATTTATTTTTGCATTCTTGTTGCAAAACAACATAGAGAATGCATTGATATATACTAAGGCATTGTACTTTTAAATGAGGATTATCATGCATAGATTGATTTTTACCACAATTTGCTTGCTATTGGCATCACTAAACGCATTTGCACAAGAAATACTTCTTGTAAATACTGGATCTCTTACAGGAAATGTGATGTTTTATGTTAAAGAGACATCAAAAGTTCTAGAACAAAACAACATGAAACATTCGATAAAGACAATAGGAGACAACTGTGCTTTGGGAAAAATGCTTTGGGATAAGTCTAATGATCCAACTTTGTTTTTTACAGGAAACAATCTCGGAAACTTGGATAAAAACATAGAAAACTGTTTTATTAATCCAACCAATGAAAATCTTTTCTATTGGATACTGTCGTCTCCGTTTTATTTTTGTTCAAGCGGACCTGACGGTAAGACACTACAAGACTTTGTAAAGCCCGGCACATCACATAAAGTAGCAGTAGCAAATGGCATAATGCCAGAAATAGATGATATTTTTCAAGAAATAGACAAGAGACTAAACATAAAGACTAGATTGGTAAAAATTGTAACCAACGGAACAAACATATCTGTTAATATGGCCAAATCAAAAGAAGTTGATTTTACTTTTGGATCGGGCAAACTTATTTCAAATCAAACCGGCGGCAATTGCTTTTTCTCAACCAAAAGCACAAAGACGCTAAAGACTCCTAATGAATTGTGGAACACATCTGACATATCGTTTTTGTCTTTTGATTTCTTTATAATGGGAAAAAACTTCAAAGCAAACGAAAAAGATGTAATCGTTTCATTAATTCAAAAAGCATGGAATGATAAACCATGGACAGAACTGCGAGTAAAAAGAGAACATGATGACGACATAGTTTCGTTTTCTTCAATCTCGGAGTACAAAACAAAAATTGACATGTTACTCAAATCCTTGAGATGATATGTAATGTTAATAACAGGATAACTTTAATTTATAGAAAGTAAGGAAAATATGTTTAAATTATTGACTTTTGTGTTTACTTTTATGATGTTTTTGATTTCACAGTTGGCACTTGCTCAACCGAGAGATAGAATATTAATTATTGGTGCAAATATTTCTGATGGAAAAACATACGATCCAAGTCGTCAAGCAGATCTAACAACTCCACTTACAATTGGAAATGTATACGAGACTTTGGTTACGGCCACATCCGACAATTATGAGGTTCTAAAGCCTGCACTTGCTAAAAAGTGGGAACTTTCAAATTCGGGCAATTCGTGGAGATTTTATCTTCGCGATAATGCCAAGTTTTGGAACGGCGCACCGGTCACCGCACACGATGTAAAGTTTTCTTTTGATAGATTGAAAAATCTTAAAGATCAGCCAGCAGAATTTACAGACAACATCAAGGAAATTGTCGTGCTAGACAATAATACTCTTGATATTTTTGTTGTAAATCCACAAGAATCATTGCTTCCAGTTCTAACAACCGTGTCGCTTTCAGTCTTTTCAAAGAAGCAGCTTGAAGCACTCGGTGGCGTTAGTGACGTAACAGCAAAAGACAAGGATACTGCGACCAAGCATCTTGATGAAAAGTCTTACGGATCTGGTCCATATAGAATGACAAGATGGACAAGAAATGAAGTTGTTGTTCTTGAGCGTAATCCATTTTGGCACGAACGTCTACAGTTTGATAGAGTAATCATTCGTCATATAGCTGATGGTGCTGCACAATTTTTGGCTCTTCAGAGAAATGATATTGATATTGCATTCAATCTATCAAATGAGCAGCTTGATCTAGCAAAGAACAGAGATTTTAGAGTTATTTCCGAACCAAGTCTTGATTATGTCTACATGGTTCTTACAAATAGTTCTGAGTTGAATGGCGCTCTTGCAAACAAGAATGCGAGACTTGCAATTGCACATGCCATAGATTATGACGGAATCATCAAGAATCTTCTTGGCGGACATGGTGTAAGACCAGCATCAATTCTTCCAATTGGAATTGGTGGCACAACACAGGAACAAACGGAAAGATTTGGTTATAAACTAGATTTGGAAAAGGCTAAAAAGTATTTGAGCATGTCAAACAACCCAAACGGATTTGAATTTACATTTGCATATTCAACAACACCAATGTTGAGTGTAAATTCTGGATTGTTGGCGCAAAAAATGCAGTCAGATCTTGCAAAGGTTAACATCAAGATGAATTTGGCTCCTATGGATCAGTCATCATTGGTGACACAATATAGAACTGCAAAACTGCAATCTGGTGTCGTATCATATACGATTGATGCTCTAGATGCTAATCTTTGGACTAGACCCTTTGTTACCAGAATTGCAAAGAGAATGCATTGGGAACCATCAAAAGACTTCGTGAGCCTCGTTGAGATGGCAGCAGTAGAATCCAATGTTGTTCGTAGAAATGAGATGTATGAACAGTATCAAAAAAATATGGTGAATGAAGCAACTTTTATCAATATTGTACAACCAACACTCAAGATTGCTGCAAATAAGCAATTGAAGAATGTAAACTTGACTGCAGCTGGGTGGTACATGAATCTAAAGGATATTAAAAGATGAGAAACTATCATGTTGAATAATTAATACAGTTCATTCAACGGCAACACTATAAATATAACGTGGTGTCAAGCACTTGTCAAGAGGAAAATATGAAAACACTTAGGTCTTTTTTACGCGAACAGGATAATGAAAGACAAGCAGCTGGTGCATTGTTCTATGCACAGGACACAGGCAAGTATGGTATCGCCAAGAGAAGCAAGCATTGCGATTGCCCACATACATATTCACCAGTAGGCGGGTCAGCTGACACGAACGACAAGGATCTCATGGATACTGTCGTTCGTGAAGTTGGTGAAGAGATCGGATGTGAGATTACCAGAGATCAGCTCAAGCACATGTATACGGACTATAGTAGACCTAATTTCCAGTATCATACATTTCTTTGCACGATTCCAAAGCAATCTGAATTCATGCCAAATCTAAATTATGAGAATGATAGATTTGATTGGTTTGGAAAAGACGAGATGCCCAAGAACTTGCATCCCGGTTTTTCCAAGATGCTCAAGGATACGAGTCACAATCTTCCATAAGTCGCCGAACGACGACAAATCAAAATGTCGTTGAACGACGACATGCGACAAGTTGTCATGGTGAATTCATGTTGCACCGCACACAAGAATCATATATAGTATGGATGTCGGCTCAATGGTGAGCGACGAACAATGGAGGCGCACGATGTGGCCCTGGACAATGGAAGAAAACGAATATCTTGCCAAGTTTTTCAAAACTGAAGAGACCAAGAAGACTGCCGATGCACTCACGCACAAGATGAAGAGAATTGCATTGGATGTCACAGATATGCAGGTTGATATCGCATCCAAGATGTTTGGATTGGTCAACAAGCACACAGACAATCTTTTTGGTATCTATGAGAATGTCTTCAACAAGCAGGTTACTGACTATCGCAATGTCGTCCGTTCAATGTACAAGGAGTAAGCAAATGAAGTTCTGTTGGGTAAAGAAAGTGGGAAGCAAGGCCAAGGAAATTGGTCTAAAGTTCTTGAAGGCTCTGGAGGCAGCAAACAAGCGTCGTGCCGAGAGAGCAATGTCGCATGAGCTGCGCTACTACTATCAGAGAGAGTATCGCAATGATTTTCTGGAAAAGTTTCCATATCATGCGGTAACACGCAGAGACTGACAGAAGGGGCGCCAAAAGCGCCCCTTTTTGCTAAGTGCTTGATTTCATTCACGAAATTTAGGCCTTGACTTATCGCAGTTACCCACATATACTGAGGCTTGTAAGTTGATTGATGAGGTAACGATGAACCCGAACGAAACGCAGTCTTCTTTTGATGAGGCTGTTGCCGATCCGACCCTCTGGGAAGGATATGAGCAGTGGCTTGACGAGCAGGCTAGCATTTCGGACTTTGAACTCTGGCATGAGGAAAACGAATACCAGGGTTGATAAAAAAAGTCCTTGTGGTTCCAAAAAAAGTTTAGTAGAATACAGAAATGATGAAACGAGACGACTAAATAGAGACATGAAACAGAGAACACATAAACAGAATTCAAATCGCGTCACACTAAAGCCTGAATGGTCAGCCATTCAAGCAGAGAGGCTTGTCTTGTAAACGGAGTTCCAACTTCGTTACACACAAGACAAGCCCTCCTCAGCGAGGGCTTTTTTGTTGACAAAGTGATGAATACCAGATAGTATCTGATATTCGATAAACGCAACGAGGGCGTGTCCTGCACTAGATTAGGACGAACGGGCGGCACCGAGGATGAAAGCTGCGGCGATAACGCAGCGAGTAAAATCCGGAGGCAAGAAACATCAGAGTAACATCTGATGTTTTCTAGTGTAGATGCGCGCTAATCATATTGCGGTTGCTACTACAGCGAAGCGGCGAGTCCCAATTCCTTAGTAGAGGAAGAAAGAGCGTCGTAGACGCATCTACACTAGAAAACATCAGAGCATTCTATGTTTTCTAGTGTGCAGGGGACGAATTGCAATGAAGCCGCAAGAGGATAAGTTGTCTTTCGGTTGATCTGCCAATCAGCGAACGCAAATCCTGGCAGGGATTTATTATATTCTCTGCACACCAGAAAACATCAGAATAACGCAGAGTGGAGCAGAAGCAGCTCGTCTGGCTCATACCCAGAAGGCCACAGGTGCAAGTCCTGTCTCTGCAACCAATAAGGTGTCGTCATATTGGCGGCACCTACTAGGATGCTTATCTGTGAAGCCCAGCCAGGGTGGAGATAAGCCAATTGGGTCGCGCAATCCAATGAAGTCGCAATTGAGCGGTGGCACCGACAATTGTGGAGTCCTAGAAAATATCATGGAAGTGTGGGAGAGTGGTTTAATCCGTCAGTCTTGAAAACTGAAGGACCTACGGGTCCCGTGAGTTCGAATCTCACCGCTTCCGCCATTCATAAATAAGAAGAATAATTGAGAGACAGAACATGTTTACCTTCAAGTCTTTTCTGACAGAAAAGAAAGATCCGAATTCGGATACCGTGCATTTCACGGACATGGACGAGACACTATTCCACTATGGAGATGGTCTTCGTATTCATGTCGTGAACCACGAAGGTAAGCGTGTTCAGAGTCTATCCAACTCAGAATTCAATACGCACAAACTACCCAAAGGTCATCGCTATGACTTTAGCGAGTTCCGCTCAGCGGAAAAGTTTGGCAAGACAGCCAAGCCAATTCGCAAGATGCTAGCCAAGATCAAGGGTATACATAAGAACAACAAGAATGTCGCGATTGTTACTGCTCGCGCAGACTTTGACGATAAGGATAAGTTTGCACACCACATGAAAAGATTTGGATTGGATATCAATCAGATCCATGTGCATCGCGCAGGCAATCTTGGACTAACGCCAGCTGAGGGCAAGAAACGAGTGATGTCTGATCAGATACGCAAGAACGGATACAAGACAGCGCATCTGTATGATGATTCACAAGCCAATTTGGATGCATTTACTTCATTGAAGAAAGATCATCCAGATGTCACGTTTCATGCCCATCATGTTCATCATGATCCTGAGACTGGCGAGACAAAGATAACAACCAAGACCGTTTGATATACGGGGCGTTCATCTAGAGGCCTAGGATCGCAGGCTTTCAATCTGCTTACAGGGGTTCGAATCCCCTACGCCCTACCATTTTGCCAAGTTTTTGAGATAAAACTGGCCGCACATGGTCGCGAGAGAAACAGGTTGGAATGTGCCATGATGTTCCAATCACTTATCTTCATCACTCTGTGCATCAGGCGCGGCCGCGCCCCTATGCTAGAGCATAGCCTATCCATGCTGGGTAGGTTGTAGTGCAATTCTACCGATGCACAGGGTCATGAAGATAATGGGCGCAGCGCCAGATGGGAAGGCATCGCGTTTACACCGCGACATTGAGCGGGTTCGATTCCCGAGGCGCCCACCAAGTTTACGGACCGATGACTGGAATTGGCTATCAGTCTTGACTCTTAATCAAGAATATGTGGGTTCGAACCCCACTCGGTCCTCCAATAAAAGCGGCTTAATGATCGTGCATAGCACACAGACGGAGGGACTGCTGTAGAAAGTGTCCTGGGATAATATCCCGTCGCTCAATTTCAACTTCGCTGGAGAGGGGATAGTAGGGCTCATGCGGCCAGCATGAATCTGAATTCGGCTCTCAAAATAAAGGCATTGCCAGACCATAAAAGCCACTGGCCGTGGTGAGTAGTGGGTTGTTGGTTCGATTCCAACCGCGAATCAATTTAGGGCCCTTAGTGCTAGTGGGAACACGTCGGTTTTGCATACCGAAGTCAGGAGTTCGACTCTCCTAGGGTCCACCAATTGACGGCTCATGGATTGCAGTTCATGGGTGTAGTCGGTCAGCCAGGTATATGACCGAGGAGACTGCAATCTCTTCGCTTGTGCCTGCTTCGTTCGTCTAGGGGACTAGGACGCCGGGCATGGCTGCCCGGAAACGTTGGTTCAAAGCCAACACGAAGGTTCGCTGATTTCATTCATGCTCCTGTCGTCTAGAGGCCTAGGACATTGCCCTCTCAAGGCAGAAACACGGGTTCAAATCCCGTCAGGAGTACCAGTTGATGGAGGCTATCGTCTAGTGGCGAGGACGGCGGTTTGTGAGTCCGCAGGCGAGAGTTCAATTCTCTCTAGTCTCCCATCAAAATCTTATTGGAGGATCGGCTAACGGCAGGCCTGCGGCCTTTGACTCCGCTAATCTTGGTTCGAATCCAAGTCCTCCAGCATGAGCGCCTAGAAAGTATAAATAGCAATATATAAGACTATTTTTACTTTCTAGGGTCAGCTTCAATGTTTTACACAATCTATAAAGTCACCAATTTGTTGAATAACAAATACTACATCGGAAAACATATGACCAAAGATCTTGATGATGGTTATATGGGTTCCGGTAAACTTATTTGTCGTGCAATAAAAAAGTACGGCAAAGAAAATTTCAAGAAAGAAATTCTTCATGTCTTTGACAATGAAGAATCCATGAATGCCAAAGAGGCTGAGCTGGTTGTTGTTTCGGAAGAGACATACAATCTTTGCGATGGTGGTAAAGGCGGTTGGAGTTACATAAATCGCCTCGGTCTTTCTCTAACAGAGAAACATGCCATCGCGGCAAAAGAGAATATAAAAAAGGGAACAGAAAAATTCTTAGAATTGCTAGAAGATGAAAAATGGAAATCTATTTTTTGTAAAAAAATAAAAGATACTCATTATAGCAAAAAAGAAAATTATTTGAATCCATTCAAAGGGAAGAAACATTCAGATTCTACTAAAAATAAAATTGGTATATCAAATTCTAATAAACAATCTGGTGAAAAAAATTCACAACACGGAACTTGTTGGATAACAAATGGATTTGAAAATAAGAAAATAAAAAAGAATGATACAATTCCATTTGGTTGGTCCCGCGGAAGAATAATGACTTCGCTTAGGACTGGTGTAATTGGCAACACGCAAGTCTCTGAAACTTGATAGTCCTGGTTCGAATCCAGGGTCCTAAACAAAGTTATTATGGAGGGTTGGCTGAGTGGTCGAAAGCAGCTCATTGCTAACGAGTCGGACGCTGAAAAGTGTCCCAGAGGTTCGAATCCTCTACCCTCCGCCATACATATAGTCTTGGTCTAGTGGTTGGGCCTTGGTCTCCAAAACCAAAGAGGTGGGTTCGATTCCTACAGACTATGCCATAAAAATAGCCCTTGACATGCCCAGCATGTCATAGTATACTTCAGATGTTGTTTGAAAATTGAATATGACTTTCTGATGGGCGAGAAGTGCTTCATCACACATTAGATGAAGCACCTTTGAGACGCGCGGGCGTCAGACCAGGCGAAAGCCTTTAGGGGTCGGCCTTTGACGCGGTCACCTGTCACGGCGAAGATTGTGGGGATGACAGCCACAATTGGATCCTCGCCCATCAGAAAGTCATATCAGTAAATATGCTCCTGTGGCTCAACGGAAGAGCGGCCGGTTTCTACCCGGTAGGTTGTGGGTTCGAATCCTGCCAGGAGCGCCATCATACTTCAACGGTCAGAGACGCAACTCGTAACACCGATGAAGTTATCATGCAGATCTTATTGTTTGTGCTGCATGATTTGGAGTAAACAATACGATTCAAGCTGAGTGGGGGCTTGAGTAAGAGATAAATGGCATGATGCAACGCTCATGACATAGCCCACTCCTAATTATTCCCCTGTAGCACAGCGGTAGTTGCATTCGGCTGTTAACCGAAATGTCGTTCGTTCGAATCGAACCGGGGGAGCCAACACGCCTGCATGGTCCAAAGGCACAAGACGCCCGTCTCATACGCGGGAAATCCTGGTTCGACTCCATGTGCAGGCACCAATTACGGCCCTGTAGTTTAACGGTAGAACACCCGGCTTATACTCGGCATTGTCTCCAGATTAGAGAGCAGTCCAGGTTCGAATCCTGGCGGGGCCACCAATTTACGGACTGATAGCATAATGGTTAATGCGTTCTGCTCATAACAGAGATTATGGGGGTTCGAATCCCTCTCGGTCCACCAAGATATGCTCGTCTAGTTCAACGGCCAGAACACCCGTTTCGTAAACGGGAGATCAAGGCTCGATTCCTTGGATGAGCACCAAAATAGTTCTTGACATTACCCATTAGATTGGGTATAATGACTTCAAGAGTTGAAGATATATGCCCATATAGCACAGCGGTAGTGCAGCGGTTTTGTAAACCGAAGGTCGGGAGTTCAATCCTCTCTGTGGGCACCAGTTTAAAGGTCCGTTCGTCTAGTGGCTTAAGACATCCGCCTGTCACGCGGAAGATCACGGATTCGAATTCCGTACGGATCGCCATTATGGGGGTGTGGCTCAATCGCGGAGCGTTCGCCTGATTAGCGAAAGGTTGTAGGTTCAAGTCCTACCACCCCTACCAATTGGTGTATAGTAGCATGTAGTTTGTGTAAGTCGTTCGTCCAGAATTGGACCGGTCACCGTAGTGGCGAGCGGCGCAGACTTTTAATCTGCTATTATACATCGTGGGTTCGAGTCCCACCCGGTCCTCCATTTATAGCCTCGTAGTATAACGGAGAGAACATCTGACTACGAATCAGAAGATGAGGGTTCGATTCCTTCCGAGGCTGCCAGTTACGGAGAGTTTGATAGCGGCTAATCGACATGCTTTGGGAGCATGGTTTCGTGGGTTCGAGTCCCACCTCTCCGACATAAGCGCCTAGAAGATGCAAATAGCAAAAAGTAAGTCTATTTGCATCTTTTAGGGTCAGCTAATTTAGTTCTTAATCAAATAAATTTGGTGCATACGCATGTCTGCTCTATAAATAGTATAAAGGAGTTATTCATGCTTCATTGTCCTATATGTGGAAAAGAACTAAAAAGTGATAAAGCCAAAGTTGCCCATTTATGGAGAGCCCATACCGAATCCGGTATTGCTCATAGACATAAAACTGGCAAAAAAGGTCGTGTTAGTCATCGTAAAGGACTAACAAAAGAAACTTCAGACGAAATTAGAAGAACCGCCAAAAAAGTTAAAGAAACCATTCAACGAAAGATAGCCAACGGAACATTTGTCCCAACAAAAATGGGAATAGAGGCTAGAAAAAAATTGAGTATAGAACAAAGTCTAAAAAATAGAGGCGGTAAATGCAAATGGTTTGAATATAAAGGTCAAAAACTTCAAGGTACTTGGGAATTAAACATTGTCAAGAAACTTGATGAGATGAATATAGATTGGTACAAACCAAAAATTTCTAAAGATGTTTGGTCATATGAACTGGATGGTCAACAAAAATCATACACACCAGATCTTTATCTTAAAGAACAAAATATTTATCTTGAAATAAAGGGATACTGGTGGGGTGATGATAAAAGAAAAATGGAAGCAGTAAAACAACAACATCCAGATAAAAAAATTCTAATTATTGAAAAAGAAGAGTATACTAAAATAATGCGAGGTGAGCTGGTTTGGTAATTTAGCGTCCGCCTGAAGAGCGGAAGAACTTGGTTCGATTCCAAGACCTCGCACCATTATGGAGATATACATGATTGAATTGGAAAATCTTAGTGACATTCAAAAGTCGCTATGTGATATTCTTTGGGAACTTGATGATCCCGATGAACTTCATGCATTTCTCAATGGTCTTCCAGAACGTCTGCGTAGAGATGCCGAATCCATGATTCAGATGATGCTCTTAAATAGTATTGACAAGACGGAAGATACCAAGTATGCTGATGAAATGTTGAGTAAGATACTGAACAAAGACAAGACTACTGATTGAATTGAAAGGAGGTAACAATGTCTATCGGACTCAGAACGCTCGTACTAAATGCGGACTATCATCCAATATCATTGTTTCCTCTGCACACAATTCCAGTAGAGGATGCGGTGACGCGCCTATTCAATGGCACCTGTCAGCTTGTATATGAGCATGATCGCAAGATCTTGACGCCAAGTCTGAACATGAAGTGGCCATCGGTCATTGCTCGTATTGACACCAAGCGTGTCAAGGAGCGTGTAAAGTTGGGCGCTGAAGGTTTGTATTACCGTGATCACGGTCTGTGTGCATACTGCGAAACTCCTTTGACGCTAAAGTGCATCACATTCGATCACGTTGTTCCAAAGAGCAAGGGTGGAACCTATTCTTGGGACAATCTTGTTTCGGCTTGCAGTACCTGCAATCTGCTCAAGGGCGATTCTCCGCCTGTGGGTAAGTGGGCACCAAAGCGTAAGCCATACAAGCCTTCATACTATGACCTGCTTGCTGTAAGAAAGAAGTTTCCGATTCAGATCGATGACGAGAATTGGATTCAGTTCATT